GCTTCTGACCCTCGGGTATCACTACTGGACGCCTTCCGGTGGACTCATTGAGCCCGCGGAGCGCACCCTCATATCCGGGTTTATCGACTTCCTCTCATCCGACCTCGATCAGCGCGCTGCGCTCCAGAACGCCGCGGAGATGTATCTCTCCTCTGTCGGTATTTCTCGTTCCCGCGATATGGCGCTGCTGAAACACTTCGAATCATTCCGCGAGTGGGCAACCATTCATGCTGGCTTTTACGACGAATACCAGATGCCTGACGGCAGCCGTCGTCGTGTCGCAAAGTCGATTTCCTTCGCCAGCATGGACGACAGCCAGTTTAACGGCGTCTACAAATCAGTGCTGAATGTGCTCTGGAATTACATTCTGCGTCGCAAATTCCACTCACCGGCTGAGGCAGAAAACGCCGCCAGTCAGTTGCTGAGCTTTGCGGGATGATGGCTATGCAATGTCTTCTCGCCAAAGTAATGGAACGCGGCATCTTCCGCGTACCGGCGCGCCGCAAACGGAAGGTCGAAGTTAAGCCTTCCGATATCCCCACCTTTCACTATACGGCTCACCTGGCAGATGTCCGCTGGCTGCGCCGCGCCGCCAGAAGGAAAATTGCATGAGCATTTATCAACGCATTAACGGCGCTGACTGGCGCAATATCTGGGTTGTTGGCGACCTGCACGGCTGCTACACCAACCTGATGAACCGGCTGGACGCTGTCGGGTTCGACTCAGCACAGGATCTGCTGGTTTCGGTTGGCGACCTCATCGACCGCGGCACCGAAAACGTGGAGTGTCTGGATCTGATTACTCAGCCATGGTTCCGCGCCGTTCGTGGTAACCATGAGCAGATGATGCTGGATGGAGTCGAGGATTACACACTGGAACGGCACTGGCGAGCTAACGGCGGCTCCTGGTATTTCTTTCTCGATGATGATGCCGGGCGCTATGTCAGGAACAACCTGCTACAACGCGTGGCTGATTTGCCGCTGATTATCGAACTGGTGACCGGCGACCGGAAGGTTATCATCTGCCACGCTGACTACCCACACGACGAATATGAGTTCGATAAACCTGTACCGGAAGAGATGGTCATCTGGAATCGCGATCGCATCAGCGACTCTCACGATGGCCTGGCGAAAGAAATCACTGGTGCTGACCTGTTTATCTTCGGACACACTCCTGCGCGCGAACCCGTCAAATACGCCAACCAGATGTATATCGATACCGGTGCCGTGTTCTGCGGCAACCTGACCTTGGTGCAGATCCAGGGTGGTGATCATGCGTAAACCAGCACGTCGTAAATGCGCCCACTGCCGCGAATGGTTCCATCCTGCCCGGGAAGGGCAGGTGGTTTGCAGTTTTGAATGTGCCAGCGCGATCGGCAAAAAACAGACAGCAAAAGCCCGGGAAGCAGCGAAGGCCAGAGCGGTGAAGCACCAGCGCGAATCCGAGAAGGAGGGGCGCCAGCGTCGCCGCGCTAAGCGTGAGTCATTCAAGACAAAGGCTCAATGGGATAAAGAGGCTCAGTCAGCCTTTAACCGGTACATTCGCATTCGTGATGAAGGTAAGCCCTGCGTCAGCTGCGGAAGCCCGCTTATCGGCAAGAGCAACTACCTGACCGGCAGCGCTATTGACGCCAGTCATTACCGTTCCCGTGGCGCGGCGTCGCACCTGAAATTCAACGTGTTCAATGCCCACTCCGCCTGCACCCGGTGCAACCGGCAGTTGAGCGGAAATGCCGTTGAATACCGCATTCGCCTGGTTGAACGCATTGGTCTGGAACGCGTAGAGCGCCTTGAGGCTGATAACGAGCCGCGCCGGTTCGATATTCCCTACCTGCAGCGCATCAAATCCATATTCACCCGCAGAGCCCGCGCGCTGGAGAAGCGCCGCGCCCGCCATCAGGAGGCCGCATGAGCCGTGACGTTATCGAACGCATCCGCGACCGCTGGCAAAAGCTCCGCCTCTTCCGGCACCGCGGCACCGTACTGGTTGACTACCGAATTTTGAAGAATTTCGTCCGCATCTATCAGGCTTCAGGAGAGAAAGCATGAATACCCAGTATCTTGAGTATGTTCGCCAGCAGCTGATAGTGGCCACCGCCGATCTGAGCGGTGCGACGAAAGGGCAACTGGTAGCCTTTGCAGAGAATGCACAGTTCACCGCTACGGCGCGCAGCCGGGGTAGGAAGAAAGTAGCCGACCCGGTAACCGGCCGCATGGTAAACCCATCCAGCCCGCCAATTCCCGGGCAGCAGTCCCGCGCAAAAGGTTCATCAATCGCTCTCATTCTGCCCGTTGAGTACTCGACGGCCAGCTGGCGCCGGGCTCTGCTGTCGCTGGAAGAGCATCAGAAAGCGTGGCTGCTGTGGAACTACAGCGACAATATCCGCTGGGAGCACCAGGAGGCGATCACCCGGTGGGCATGGGAGCAATTCAGCGAGAAGCTGGCTGGCGTTCGCATTGCAAAGAAAACAGTCGATCGCCTGCGTCAACTCATCTGGCTGGCAGCGCAGGATGTCAAAGCCGAGCTGGCAGGGCGGGAGACGTATGAATACCAAAAACTTGCCGCTCTGGTCGGAGTGACCCCGAAGAACTGGTCAGAAACGTTTACAGAGCGGTGGGAGGAGATGAAAACCACCTTGCGGCGCCTTGATAGCGATTCTCTTTTGCAGGTAACGCGATCACGTTCACAACAAAAGGCGACATATTTAGACTCAAGTCTTGCAAAACTGGATTAAATGCGTCATATTTGAGTCTACTTTGATATGCTGCCTTAACTTTAAGTGGCGGCATGAAGATGATAGTCACATACCAGTTTGTAAAATTAGCCTCGGCATTCCGCCGGGGCTTTTTTATGCCTGCGATCCGGTCAGGGCTCTTGGGTAGAGACGTGCTGCACGACACGTAGACACCCGCCGCGCAAGAGCCCTGAACCAGATTGCTGGTTTAGCTCAGCAGGTAGAGCGCCTGCCTTGTAAGCAGGATGTCGGCGGTTCGATTCCGTCAACCAGCACAAGATAATGGCCTGACCTGATGACGGGCTCATAATCCAATCCATCAGGGGCGTTGCTGCCGCAACGCAACAGGCCACCATATCCCTCTACCTTGGGACCATTACGGCTACCGCGCCGTCACTTTTTACCCTTGGTATTCCTTCCCGCCTTGAGCGGGTTTTTTATTGAGCATGCCCAGACCCTCGGGAATCATCCCCGACGTGCTTTGTTGATAAATCAGCCCGCAGGGTCTGGGCCTCTTTTCCCCCTTTTACGCACAGCGCCATCCGTCATCAACGGAGGTGAGGTTATGACAAAAATGAGCACCATTTACAGCAGACTTTCATACGGCACCGGGACCGCACTGACGGGCTGCGGTGTCTCAGCAAAGGCGTATGCCGGGGCAGTTAAGGCAGAGGTATGGATTTTGGCCGACAAAATAGCGGGGATGACCCTGAGTGACTGGGCAATTATTGTCGGTATCGCCTGCACCATTACCACCTGTGGGGTGAACTGGTACTACCGGCGGAAAGAACGCGAGGATCGGCTCAATGGCTATGACACCAAAACTGAGGAATAGCGTTATCGCTGCCGTCGGCGGTGGCGCCATAGCCATTGCTTCTGCGCTCATCACCGGCCCAACCGGTAACGATGGTCTTGAAGGTGTGCGGTACGATCCCTATCAGGATGTGGTAGGCGTATGGACTGTCTGCTATGGCCACACTGGCAAAGACATCATGCTCGGCAAGAAGTACACCGAGGCCGAATGCCGTGCCCTTCTCAGTAAAGACCTGAACACCGTCGCTCGCCAGATTGACCCATACATTCAGAAGCCGATCCCCGAAACAATGCGCGGGGCTCTGTACTCATTCGCGTATAACGTCGGCGCTGGAAACTTCCAGACCTCCACACTGCTGCGCAAAATCAACCAGGGCGACCAGAAAGGTGCATGTGATCAGTTGCGCCGCTGGACTTATGCCAAGGGCAAGCAGTGGAAAGGCCTGGTAACTCGCCGCGAGATTGAGCGCGAAGTTTGTCTCTGGAGTCAAAAATGAGCCGATTAGCAGCAATTATCAGCGCCGTTGTGATCTGCCTGGTTGTTTGCCTTGGTTGGCTGGCCAGTCACTACCACGACAACGCAACCGAGTTCAAAAGGCAGCGCGATAAAGTGACTGAGCAGCTCAGCCTGGCGAAAGACACCATTGCTGACATGCAGACCCGCCAGCGTGACGTTGCAGCGCTCGATGCCAAATACACGAAGGAATTAGCCGATGAAAAAGCTAAAAATGATGCTCTGCAGCGTAAGCTTGATAATGGTGGTCGGGTGCTCGTCAAAGGCAAGTGTCCAGTGTCAGCCGCAACCCAAACCGCCGGCTCCGCCAGCATGGGCGATGATGCCACCGTCGAACTCTCTGCAGTTGCTGGACGAAACGTTCTCGGTATCCGGGCCGGAATCCTCAGCGACCAAACAGCCCTGAGAGCGCTGCAGGACTATATCCGCACGCAGTGTCTGAAATAGCAAAGTGGGTTAAAATCATCAGTGGCTAGGGTAGCTCCCGAAAAGCGGCATCGTCACCGCCTGCCACTGATATCCTGACGAGCAACTTAGACGAGGTTGTGCATGAGCAAGCCAAAACCAAAGAGCACTGTCCGCATCTCATTTACCGTGATTGATGAGAGTGGAGAGGAAACGTTGAACCGTGATTTCTTCGTACCATTTGAAAAAATCAAGAGCGCTCGATTCCCTGTTTTACCTGATGCAGCACAGGATGAGGCCCAAAAGTTTCATGAGGCCGCCGTGATGATGGGCTGCTTTGGTGAATAGCACTAAACAAGGTCGCTAAGGCGGCCTTTTTTATTGGCATTACAGGAGCTATTCACCGAGTGGCTTCGATAATGCTTACCCGACAAGAAGCATAGATCTGGTGTCGACCAAAGAGGTGATCCACATCTTGACGGCTCGCAAAGACGAGAAGTGGCGGCGCAACTCTGAGAAGAAGTGGCAATGTCGCGATATAAATTCTGCGTGTGGCACCTGACAAAATTAACGGAAAGATAAGGGCGCGATGATGTTCTATTACATCTGGAATGGCTTATTAATCCTCATCACCATAGGCTTACCTATTGTTTTGATGATCGCTTCAAACGGTGCTCATCCTACTTTTATGTCCTGCCGCGAAATGCGTGCCCGCTACGGTACTCCTCAGAAGAAACCGAGGGGCAATAACAGCGCCTGATAACTTCGCTTACTCTGGAACAAGCTTATGGCTACGATTAAGGATTTATCCCGGCAACTTCAGACGTTGCAGAAGCAAATCCCCTATGCCACAGCTCAGGCTATGACAGCCGTTGTTCGTCAGATTGCAGCAGCGCAAAAAGTAGCTTTGGGTCGAAAACTGGAATCGCCAACGCCGTTCACGGTCAATGCAGTGGGTTCTTCAGGAGCCCGCAAGAACAATCTTCGCGCAAAGGTTTATGTACGAGATATCGCTGCAGGTTACCTGGAGCCTTTTGAGTTTGGTGGCGATCATAAGCTGAACAGCTCTGCTCTGCTTAACCCCAAAAATATCAAGCTGAACAAATACGGCAACATGCCGCGAAATAAACTTTCGCAGTTGAAAGCAAAGTCAAATGTTTTTATTGGCGATGTGAACAATGTCAATGCGGTCTGGCAACGTCGTAAACCAAAACCGGCGAAGAAGAAGAGGGCTAAGCGCTCCCCCAATGGCACGCGCAGGCCTAAACCAAAACAGCGGCCACCTAAGCTGCTGGTGAGGTTTGGCGATACGCTTCCTGTAACGCCTGTATTGGGATATATGGACCGCTCGAAGGCTATGGCAGAGGTGTTGATGCCTGCTGCATTGAGTCGTGCCATAGCTGATGCCATAAAGACGGCAAAATAATATTCTTTTATTGGCATGGGCAACCTGCTTAACTGTGGCGATAAGCCATCCAGTCAATAAGGGAATTTATGAACGCGAAACTAGCGCTATGCCTGCTCGTATTACCGTTGTATTCATATGCAATGACCTGCCCTCAAGGGACTGGGTTTTCTGCTCCACAGGGTGGTTTAAAAGGAGAAGAACCATACTTCTTCACGCCTGAAGGCATTTGTCTCAACGGTCACGATATTAGCCAGCAATTGAAGCGTTATCCTGATGATAAAATTACTGGCGCATTTTCCTTAGGAAAAGGGGATGGTTCGCTGTTCTTTGTCAGTGTCTACAGTGAAGATAATTACCATGGGAGAGTCATCCTTCTATCGGATACCGATAAAGGGGCTGGCTATGTAGTCATCTATCAGAACCAACCTGGCATTAGAACAAAGAACCAAGAAGAGTCAGTAGAAAACCTTACCATTAATTATTTTGATAACCAGACATCGACTCTTTACTTCAGTGCTGATGCCTGGGCTCAGGCGAGAGCCTTACATGCCATTACATGGGTAAACCCTTCAGAGCCTCTAAAAGTGACTGAAAGGTTTGTTCATGACGGTACGTTTCAGGGTGTCTTCAATGGCATGCCTATGGTGTCTACGATTGCGCATGACGATAAGGGAGCGTACTTCCCCTCTTACGTAATTCGAACCGACGGTTCAATATTCTGCACCCTCAACACCCGCGAGAAGCTTTGGCAACTGACGCCATCATGCCTTTCACCAAGGGATGACTATCGGGAAAGATGAGGTCAACCTAAGATGAGAATCATTATCAAAAATGGGTCCTTCCTGAGCCTTTTGTAAAGCACGGGCATTGCGCGCCGCGGTGTTTTCCTAGCTACAAATTTTTATTTTGTGTCCCATGTCCCACCTGATGAGATCGCTAGCCATGCCAGAGCCAGCGTGGATTATTCCATTTATTCCAGTGGGGCATTCATGTGGGACATTGCAAAAATGTCCCAGGTAAATGTCCCACCCCAAAAATGTCCCAGGTGATGTCCCATGTCCACGATGAACCAGAGTCAGTACGCGCAGCATTCAGGCGTTGACCGTAAAACTATTGGCCGCTGGATTAAAGCTGGTCGGTTTATCGTCATGGATGGCGACCTGATAGATGTTGAAGCGAGCGATGCTGCGCTGAAGAAAAACCGTGATGGAAAAGATCCGCGGGCATCAAACGCGAAGAAGAAAAAAGCCTCAGCACCCCGGAATGATGGCGACGATGAAATTGATGAAACCGTTCGCCAGATAATGCTTACAGAAGGTGCTGACCTTTCCAGGGAAGAGGCCGCGCGGATCCGTGAAAATTACATGGCCCTGCAGGCAAAGCTCCAGTATGAAAAAGACAGCGGCCAGACAATTGAATTGGCCATCGCCGAGGAGGTTCTGTTTAACGCCTTTCGCCAGCAGCGTGATGCATGGCTTAACTGGCCTTCACGCGTGGCACCATTGATGGCTGCCGATCTGAATGTGCCGGCGGACAGGATGACAGAGGTGCTGATTGAACATGTCCACAAACATATCTCAGTCCTCGGAGAACCAGAGTTTAACCCAGCAGAAGATTGAGCGTCTTCAACTGTGTGTCCGGAAAGGGTGGACACCGCCACCACGCATCAGCGTCCCGCAATGGGCTGATGACTACCGGAAGCTGGCGAAAGAAGCTGGCAGCACCTCCGGGAACTGGGAAACATCAACGGTTGAGATTGCACGCGGCCCGATGCTGGCCGCGACTGAATCGGGCGTCCACATTATTACCGTGATGTGCTGTACCCAGTTAATGAAAACAGCGCTGCTGGAAAATCTTTTCGGCTATTTCGCGCACCTCGATCCATGCCCGATTTTGCTCCTGCAGCCGAAGGAAGAGGCCGCCGAGCAGTTTTCCAAAGAACGCATCAGCCCGTTGGTTCGTGTGACGCCAGTTCTGCGTAACATCATCGGTGATTCAAAGCAAAAGAGTTCGAAAGAAACCATTCTGTATAAAGCCTTCACTGGCGGGTTTCTGGCGCTGGCTGGCGCCGGCAGCCCTGATAACCTTGCGCGCCGACCTATCCGTGTTCTGTTGGCGGATGAGGTGGATAAATACCCGATTACACGTGAAGGTGATCCCATTGCCCTGGCGGAAGAACGAACCGCAACATTTGGCCTTAACTGGCTTTCTGTGCGGGCCTGTTCGCCGACGGTTGAAGATGAAAGCCGGATTGCTGACAGTTACGAAGATTCAGATCAGCGGCGGGCCTCTGTAGTTTGCCCCCATTGCGGGCACCGACAGTTCCTTGATTTCTTCAAACATGTTCAATGGCCAAAAGAAGGTGATAAGCACCTGACCAAATCGGCCATGATCCATTGTGAATGTTGTGGTGCTGGCTGGTCAGAGGGCGAGCGTCTGCGGGCATTACAGACAATCCGCTGGCATCAGACCAAACCGTTTGAATGTTGTGGTTCCCGCCATTCACCATTAATGGAATACGACCAGAAATGGCATGAAGGCGATGAGGGAAGTGTTGATACTGTCTGGCGCTGGTCGGAGTCGGAACGGCATGCCGTATACCGGGCGATTTGCCCGGACTGTGGGGCTGAGGCGCTGGATAATCACCACGCCGGATACCAGGCGTCAAAGCTGTTTAGTCCCTGGCAGAAAGATAAGCCGTCGGACATTGCAAAGAAATACCTCGATGCGAAAGGGGATCCGGATAAGGAACAGGCCTGGTGGAACACCCAGATGGGGTTGCCGCACCGACCTAACCACGGGAAACAGCTCCCGGTTGATGTCCTGCTGGCGCGCCGTGAAGTCTTCCCGGCCGTCGTTCCTGATGGCGTGGCATTGTTAACTGCCGGCGTCGATACCCAGGATGACCGATTCGAAATCACGATCACTGGCTGGGGACGGGACGAGGAATCGTGGTCAGTAGCGCATGACGTCATCTATGGAGATCTGGAAACAGATGAGCCATGGAAGCGACTTGATGCGTATCTGAGGCAAATCTGGCGCCGGGCTGATGGCCGAGGCTTGAATGTCATGGCGACATGCATGGACTCAGGCGGCCATCACACCCAAAAGGTTTACGAATTTGCTAAAGAGCGTCTGGGGCGTCGCGTCTGGGCAATCAAAGGTGAATCCGCTCAGGGCGGTAAGCGTAATCCAGTCTGGCCAACCAAACGACCTTCGTCTAAAAGCAAAGCCAGCTTCCGCCCGATTATGATTGGCGTGAACTCTGCGAAAGATGTTGTTCGTGGTCGTCTGCATCTTGAACCGCCGGCTTTAGGCGTTGCAGGCGCTGGATATATGCACTTCCCGGATGATCGTGATATCGGATATTTCAACCAGCTACTGGCTGAGCGACTGGTTTACAAAGTGGTGGCCGGACAGCGGTTCAGTATCTGGGAGCCTATTCCCGGTAGGGCGAACGAAGCGCTCGACTGCCTGGTTTATAGCTATGCCGCTCTGTGTGGTCTCAAGCATATGGGGTTAAAGCTCAACGTTCGGGCCGCAAACCTCGAAGCCAATCCTGAGAAATTCTTACCGGCGCCATCCGTGCCAGAAGAAAAAATCAGTTACGAACTACCCGGGGCAGTTGTTGATGAACCTGCCACCGTCAAGCGTAAGAAAATCTCTAAACTCCTGCCGCAATAAGGAAAACCATGTTCAACCGGAATACCAGTCTGCTGGCTGGCTCAATGACTGATGAGCAGCTCAGGGACGCCCTGCAGAAAGCTCAGCAGGCATATATTGATTTAACAACCGGGAGTCGCGGTGTTTCATTTTCCTATTCGCAGGGAGACGGGACACGGTCGGTATCTTATCAGCAAAGCTCCCTGGCTGACCTGCTGGCGCTGATTCAGTTACTACAGGCTCAGTTGGGTATCGTCGCCAGACCACGGAAGCCAGTGAGGTTTCGATTCTGATGAATAAAGTGCAAATTCTTGGCCCGGATGGTACTCCGTATCGTTCCGCACGGCCCAGCATGCTCACAGGTGGCAGTCGGATACCCTATGACGCTGCTGATTCGTTCAGTGATCAACTGGCGAACTGGCAACCGGCATTATGGTCTCCGGACAACGAAATAAACATTTATCGCGATCGCATTGTTTCCCGTGCACGTGATTTGGTTCGAAATGACGGTTGGGCATGCGGCGCCATTACGCGCCTCCTGGATAATGCTGTTGGTGCTAATTTCCGGCCTATTATGAAACCCGATTATCGGGTGCTACGTATGGTCACCGGGAATAAAGCCTTTGACTCTACGTGGGCTGAAGAGTACGGAAAAGCGCTGGAGGCCCACTGGCGCACGTGGGCCTATGACACTGGCCGATACTGTGATGTTGAGCGCAAGCTAACCATCCCTCAGATGCTTCGCCTGGCCTTTAGGCACAAGCTTATTGATGGTGATGCGCTGCTTCTTCTCCAGTACCGGCCTGACAGATTAGGACCGGGCAGAGGGCGTTATGCCACCACAGTACAGGTCGTCGATCCCGACAGGCTTAGCAACCCTCAGCAGAATTTCGACATGCCAAATATTCGCGGCGGTGTCGAAATTGATGAAGACGGCGCGCCAGTTGCTTATCACATTCGTGAAGCGCATATCGGTGACTGGTGGAGTGGTGCCAAGACCATGACATGGCGGCGCATACCCAGGGAAACCTCCTGGGGGCGCCCGCATGTTGTTCATGATTTTGACCATGAGCGAGGTGCTCAGCATCGTGGTAACGGTATCCTGACGCCGGTTGTTCAGCGTCTGAAAATGCTTGTTAAGTATGATCAAAGCGAACTGGAAGCCGCCATTCTGAATGCCATTTTTGCCGCCTATATCGAGTCACCTTATGACTCGGAAATGGTTCAGGCAGCGATGGGAGAAAATTTTGATGACTCCAGTCTTGGGGCTTATCAGGACGGCCGCATTGAATTTCACAATGATCGTCGACTGACTCTGCAAAACGGCGCCAGGATGCCGATTCTTTACCCCGGCGAAAAAATCACGACAGTGAATGCTGCCCGCCCTTACAGCAACTTCGAAGTCTTCGAATCAGCAGTGTTGCGTAACTTTTCTTCCGGCACTGGGCTTTCACCTCAGCAGGTAACGCAGGACTGGTCAGATGTTAACTACAGCTCCGCACGTTCTTCGCTGCTTGAAGCATGGAAAACGCTAACCCGGCGACGTGATGATTTTTCCATGGGTACCGCTCAGCCTTTATTGACGGCCTTTGTTGAAGAAGTCCACGACAATGAGGATTTGCCTCTGCCATCTGGCGCCCCAGATTTTATCGACGCTCGCGCAGCATATTCCCGCGCGCGCTGGATGGGGCCTGGTCGCGGTTGGGTGGATCCGGTTGCAGAGAAAAAAGGGGCCATTCTTGGTCTGGATGCAGGTCTATCTACGCTTGAAATTGAAGTGGGTGAAAACGTCGGCGAAGACTGGGAAGAAGTGCTTGATCAGCGTCAGTTGGAGATTGAGTCATGCCTGAAGAGAGGGCTTCCACTTCCAAGCTGGGCGCAGGCTGATAAATTCGCCAACCAGACCATTACCGATCCGGAGGAAAAGTGAATCTACCTAATCTGGCCCAGCGATTATTTAATACGCCGCTGGCGCTACATCCGAGTAAAGCCGAAGTCATTATGGCATCCGTGATGGATCGGTTTGGTATCACCAAAATCGAATCGTCTCTGGCAATGGATGATGACTGGTACAGCTTCGATGACAACCGCGGGCGTGAATCACGGAACGACCCCGGCTATGAGAACGTGCTGGGTATTGCAGTTATTCCTATCAGCGGAACGCTGGTGCAGAAGCTAGGCAGTCTGCGACCTTATAGCGGCATGACCGGTTATGACGGGATCCGTCAGGCATTTCTTACTGCTATGGAAGACCAGGATGTTACAGGTATCTGCCTGGACATTGACTCGCCTGGTGGTGAGGTCGCGGGTTGTTTCGACCTGGTTGATGTTATTTACAGCTCGCGAGGGAAAAAGCCTATTCATGCCATTCTGACAGAAAGCGCTTATTCCGCTGCCTACGCTATCGCAAGCGCAGCTGACCATATTACTGTTCCGCGAACCGGTGGAGTGGGATCGATTGGTGTTATCACCATGCACCTTGACTGGACGCAGCGGATTAAAGATGACGGTCTTAAAGTTACGATCATCACCTATGGATCCCG